TTAAACAAAGTATTGGTACTAGTTTATTCTCTGCGACTTGGATTAAAGCAGATGGCAAACCTAGAACTATACTTGGTAAACTGCCTACCAATGAAAAGTTTTTTAATGGTGGGGAATTAAAAGGCAATAGAGAACATTTATTGGAAACAATAGATATTAATTTATTGAAGAAGAATAAAGACAAACCAAAAGAGGTTTGGCGTTCTGTTAATCTAGACAAGCTGACTAGTCTTAAAATAGGAGGTATCGAATGGGTAAAGTAAATACAATGGCTTTAAATAACCAACTTTCAATGGAAGAAGAATGGGAGCAACAACAAAGAGCATTGTTGCGTAGTCAAGGTCATACGCCTGAAGAGGTAAACGAAATCATTGAAGAGATGATTAACGAGTATAATTATGAAATGGCAATGGACCATGGAGATTGGGAGAGACCTCATGAAGATTAAACTAGTAAAAGACAAGCCCCCTTTTAAGGGGGCTATTCAAATTTATTCAGAAGGTGCAACAGTACAGAATAGATTTGGTGGAGATAGTGTTGAACTTAATGCCCTGGAATTATCAATTTATGATACGATTATGGGTTTAGATTCAATGTATGCTAATGGTTTTTCAGCTGTTAATGGTATTACTATGGCAAATCAGCATGAAGAAACGGAAAGGGGTTTAGCTTGGTTTATGAAATTTAATCCCAAAGCATATATGGTTCTATTAGATTAATTATTCAGGGGGCAATTATGCCCCCTTTTAAATTAAAGGAGTGAATATGAAAGCACATTGGTTTATTTTATTATTATTTGTGAGCTTGTTAATGTTAATGGTCCCACATTGGATATAAAAAAAATAAAAAAAGAGTTGACAAGGTATGGGAATTATCTTATACCTTGTTTAGCTTTAAACAATAGGTCGATCAACTTATTGTTCTCTTGGCTGAACAACAATCGCAAAGTTGTAAGGCATGGGTTTTAGAAGGTATGTCCAAATGGATGAGGATCTAAAACTTAGTATTGAAGTAGCGTGATTATGTAGAACATGATTTGCCGTGAAAAGATTGGAGGTGCGGTCATGCAAGACCTTCAGAGACAAAGCTGTAAAAGGAGGGACTATGAATTATGATTAAAGACCAACCAAAAGTATACATAAGTGAACAAAAGGTAAGAAACAAATGTTCACAAGGGAGGTCACATGATTATAGTGATTATTATCGAATACCACTAGCCTTCGGGCTAGTGTATAATCAAGGACCAGGCTTCATGCCTGGTCTTTTTAGTTGGAGAATAGAAATGGAAATAATATTATTGAATAAAGTTCAGATCTTAGAGGGACAGCTGAAGAGGACTCAAGACACATGGCTCAGAAGAATTTGGATTGATAAAATTAATGATCTAATGCTCAAGGTCTCAAGATTAAATAAAACCAATTAAAAAAGGGGGCACATGCCCCCTTATTTTTTTTATAGTTCTGCTTGAAAAGAACATTGTTCTTTTTCTTCTACACATTTTTTAATCTGTCTTCCTAACTGCAATCTTGCATACCAAGTAAGAACCTCTTTAGATTTATTTTGTATAAGTCCGATTTGTTTTTCTAACATCTCATCATTATATCCATTGTTCTCTTTAAAAAACTTATCTAGTTTTTCATTCCAAGATCCAAGAGTATCGGTACAAGTTTTAATACCCTTATCAATAGTTGTCATATTATCTTTATCAAAATAATAATGTAAATATGCTTCTTGACCTTGAACACCAAAGAAGTCGGCGTCGTCGCTTGATTGAACAGCAAACATAAACTTGCCCTCAATATCTCCGTTATAATATCTACCCATTTTACACTCCTTGTTATAGGTTAATTAATAGTTGACTATGGGATATATCTTATGTAATGTCAATTATTAATTTCATAAAAAGGAGTGAATTATGAAAACTAAAAAGAAACCTATTATCCAACCATATGGTAATGTTGGAGTAGATAGTGGACAACTACTTATTATTGACCCTTGTTATTTAGAGGATTTTATGAAGCTTTATTCATATGATGATATCTGTAATTATGAGGGCAATATGCAATATAAATTAGGTCATGATGGTATTGCATGTAAACTTGGAGGCTTTGGTGGTGATGGTTATTTTCCAATTGATAGTGTAACTAATCATGGAAAATATTCACCTCAATATTCTCAATTCATTTTGAGTTTGTATGAATAATCATATACCTATTCATTACTTTTCAGATGTACCTAACAATGAGGAGGGGGCGGAGTTTATCCGCCTCGCTCGTAAATTTTTAAATCGTAAAAGATATAAAATTAGAGTTTTAGGAAGAGGCACAAGAAAAGTAAATGGTGCAAAAAATTCTTATCGATATAGTGCTTCGCTTCCTCATAAATTTTCAGAGAGGTTCAGTTTATATATTGATAACTTTCTTGATGCTCAAGTTCTTGCCGATGCAAGATACAAAGCTTGGCATGATAGTCAAAAAATAAATCGGATTACTAAACACTTATTAAGTGCTTGAGATGAGGTTGACGAGGATAGATCCTAGTTCACTCCGATGGGGCCAGGCTTTTGCCTGGTTCCCAATTAAATTTATTAATAATACCAGGCCCAGGGTTCAAGACTCAAGACTCAAGGCACAAGGATCAAGAGTTGGCAGCTCACCAGGCCACAAGGCACAAGAAATTTTTTTTAATTATTTAGTTGACATTGCTCCCATAATATCTTATATAATTAATTGCTGCAGATGTACTGTATAGAATATCGATCCTGCAGCATAACATAGGAGTGAAGCGAAATGAATATAAATGAAGCATGGAAAAATGTTGGCGGTTTAAGTAAGCCAAGCAAAATGCCTGGTTATGGTTACGGCCTGAGCGCCTTTGAATGCAACACCGGGTCGAAGCTGCGATTAATTAAGAATAGTACCTGCTCGATGTGTTATGCATTAAAGGGCCGCTATACTTTCAAAGGGGTCAAGGCAGCTCACGTTAACAGACTTGAAGCAATTCAAGATCCAAGCTGGACCGCTTCAATGACTTTTTTAATTAATCATTACTGTAAAAAAATTAAATATTTTAGATGGCACGACTCAGGGGATCTACAAAGCCTGGACCATTTAAAGAAAATTGTAGCGGTAGCAATGGCCACGCCTCAGGTGCGACACTGGCTGCCAACACGAGAAGCAGGGATCTTGAAAGCTTATCATAAGGAAGGTTTATCACTCCCAGGAAACCTAGCAGTGCGGGTATCAGCTACGATGATCGACGGTAAACCCCATAGTAATATGGGGTTAACGTCTACAGTTCATAAAGAATCAAAAGCAATTGGTTTCACGTGTAAAGCGCCAAAGCAAGGCAATGAATGCAAGAGCTGCCGGGCGTGTTGGAATATCAATATACAGAATGTAAGTTATGCAGCTCACTAGTTCATGTGATCGTTGTTTAAGGGAATACCTCCTGGAGCTGATGATTCAATGTGAAAATAACGGGCCACATTTATGCATCCGGTGTTTTAATACCAGACACAAGGTTCAAGGCTCAAGATCTATCAATCAACCAAGACTCAAGGTCAATCCAGGCGCAAGGCTCAGGGAAAAAGGCACAAGGTTCAAGGCTCAGGCCTGAAGTCGCAAGGTCCAAGGTCCTTCCCCCAGAATATACGAGGATGCCTCCTCGAGGGAGGGGGTTGGCCAAGATAAATGACTTTCCTCCAAGTTTAAATCTGTTCATATGCCACGAAATTTGACCGGGCGAGAGTTTGATTCTCTTCCCCTTTGTTACCTTTAATTCAGTCCAAATATCTAATGGTCCTTTTTTTGAATCATTAAAAAAACCAAGTAAATCAGGTAGTCCTGCAGGAGTAACAGCTTCTAATCTAGTCCAGGTAATTTTTGACGCATTATTTTTTATCCGTTTCCAAAATTTTGTTTCTGGTTTTGTCGTCATCTACTATAAAGCTCCCTTCAATTGACAATCTTTTATCCATATCCTTTAATAATTTATCAACTTCATCCTTATTTAATTGATCAATAGATCCATGCATAATTTCTTTACGATCAATATAAAGACCGGCTACTTGACCTCTTGATTTCTCAGCTTGGACCGCAGCATTCCAATTCCCCGCTCCTTCTGCACCTTTACTTAATTGGTCTAATCTTTTTAAATGTCGATTAAAATTTACTTCATATCTTTTTTCTTCCTGGTTTCTAAGTTCTCGAATGTATTCAGCAACATGAGGTTTACGCCTAAGCTCAGACGCTGTCTTAGCAGCTACTGATTTAGCATATCCTGCTTGAATAGCACACTCTGTTGCACTCAACTCATCACCTTGTTGAATGAATAATAAGCAAAATTTAATCTGTTTAGGAGTAAGTCTATCTCTTAATGTATCTATATCCATTCTTCTATTATATTTAAGAAATGGGAGAAAATAAACAAATATTTTTTTACTGCTACGCCTCAAAAAAGGTGGTGTAGCAGAGGTGTAGCACTAAAACAGTTCTAAGTCATTGATATGTATAGTGTATTTCTTACTGCTACACTGCTACGCCTGCTACAGGGGGTATTTGGTTTTTTGTAAAAAGAAATAGGGTAAAAAACTACTATACAGTAGCAGTAATTGTTGTATAAAGAAATCTATTCACTCCCTTCCCCTGTAATGTCATCAAAATTCATTGCAGGGGTTTTTTATTTGACTTCCCATATAATATGGGATAATTACTATATTAATAATTAAGGGAGTATTAAATGATTGAATATATAATTTACGGAATTGTTGATAATTTTATCATGATCCTTGGGTCAATATCCGGGTATAGTTTTGAGAAGTATCTTCCAAAAAGATTACAGACTGGATTTGGCGCTGTCTATGGGGCCGGGATCGGGAATGCATTAAGTGATTTTCTAGGGGGTATGAGTACATGGTCCGTAGATCTAGCCGTTGGTACATCGTTTGGATGTATCTTAGCATTAATTTTTATTCCAATATTTATTTATATTGGTAAACTGAGAGTGAAAAGGAGATAAGACATGGGTAAGGTAAAACAATGGCTTATGGAAATGGAAGAGTACGCCGTGGATAGAACGAAGGAAGAATTTTTAAAAAAATATGCAGGTCATGAGGATGTGTGGGACAGAGTTAATGATCCTAATTTTGAAGAGGAGGATGAATCATGGTACTAACGGATATTTTACTAGGGCTAATACTCTTAGCCCTAGTTGGCATTGCGTGGATGATCTTTGCTTTAGGATCTAATTTGTATGATTATTTAAATAAAAAAAAATAATCACAATTTTTACTTTTTTGTAAATTTTTAATTTTTTGTCAAAATTTAGGACTTTAAAATAATGGCGGTTTTCTGCGGTAAAACAAGTTTTACTTGTAATCCCATTAAATCCCATATATAATCTTTATAAGATTTTTTTAGAAAATCTTTGTTCTTTAAAAAGTGAATCTGATTGAAGTAATAAAATGGAGTTCTTATGAAACCAGATTTTATTATTAAGTTTTTTCCAGAAATTAAAATAGGAAAAAATGAACGAAGAAAAGCCTACCATAATTTTGATTGCCAAACTGATAAGGCAATTGAATTTTGGAATACTTATTTTGCTGATCAAATGCGTATTGATAAAAATGCAGAAGCATATGACAAAAACCACGAAAAAGGCAAAATGATTTGTTCAGCAAATACCAATAGAGGTAAAGATACTGAAAAATTAAAAACAGAAATTTACCTTGCTGGTCTTACTTACAAAATAATCAAAGTTCAGGGCAAGGAACTTAAAGAATATCGAAGACATGCAAAGTATTTGTCAAGCATGTCGGATTATGTTCAAAAAATTAACACTTTTATGTCCTCTGCCTTTAGAAAAAAAGGAATAGAAGTATAGTCAGAATAATCTGACAAAAAATGAACCACTTTAATCAGATCACTTTTAAAAAAAGCTCATAATCACTGTGAAAAAAATATAGGATTCCCTTTCACGGTGGCAAGAATCTTATCTAAAGCTTCTCGTCCTTCATTACGTACACTCATCCATTCTTCAAATGTATAGCTGCGATCATGTTTAGGGTCATAAAAATAAACGGAAACAGTATTGCAACGGCGACATTGAAAAATTTTTCTCACCGGACTATTAGGCAATCGAATACTCATAGGTCAGCCTTATTTTAATAGGCTGAATTATAGGGAAAAAAATAAAAAAATCAATGATACATGAGTTATTCTAGAATAATTTTTAGATTTTTAAATAAATTCCTATCTAAAATAGGGCCAACATAATAAGCTGTGTTGCCTTCAGAATCAGTGTAAGTCTGAGAAAAATACTCTTTTGCATCTAATTCTCCCTCTGATTTACACACTTTACATTGAATAGTTGCTTCTTCAGCTTCAAAATAATGTACTGTAAAGCCATTTCCTCTACAGTTCGGACATATTTTTTTCTTCATATCTTCTCCGGATAATATTGTGAAGACGGTCCCATCGCTTGCGATTTAAAAGCTCTTTAACCGTTTTAGGTTCGCGCAAAGTGACGAGATCGAGTCTTATTTTTTCTTTTATAAGTCGTTCTTTTAAATTCTTCTTCATAATCTTCTATAATAGATCGATAACGTTTCTGTGCTCTTAGGTATCCTAAGATAAAAGCAAGGATACAAAGTCCTACAATTACTAGAGTGTGCCATACATGGAACATATTATTCTCCGTTCAGTTTTTTACGAACATGAGGCTTTTGTTTTTTCCAGGCCTCATCAATGACCATCGATATATATGCACCAATTGATCGGTGTGTATTCTCAGCCATGATCTTAGCTTTATGATAAGTAACCATTTTTGTGGCTACTGATTTATATTTACTTGTGTCCATTTAGGACTCCTTTCTTTTCTTGTATAAATGCGTCATATCCATAAAATTAGGATGATTGGCATCGTTTTCGACAGTCGATCCGCTATATGGTTTAGTATCTACTACTAAATCTACAGCTTTTAAATATTCCTCGGCTGGAATAGCTAATATGTGCGGTCTAGATTTACCTTCCACAAATTGTATTTCTCCACCGTGAGGCATATATTGTTGCACTATGCGATGAGGCGGTCTGTCTTCTGTTTGTTCGATTGCATCTTTTTCGTTTTCAGCTTCGTCAACAATCCATATTTTCATAGTGGTGTACGCTTTTGACACTATGTATTTTTTATTCATATTTATTCCTTTCTTTTTTTAATTGGGTCAATTACCCATTGTTTAATTTCCTCGCCCATAACTTCACTAGCAATATCAATTTTGCCTCGTAAGCTCTGGACAATTTTCTCATCTATTGTTCCTTCGCTAATCAAATCAATATAAGTAACTTTATTAACTTGACCAATTCGGTGCGCCCTATCCTCAGATTGCATACGCTTTTCTAAGTCGTAGGTATTTGAATAATATATAACTGTGTGTGCAGCGTGGAGCGTGAGTCCGTATCCACCTGTCGAGGGATTACCAACAAAGAACCGGAGCTTTGAATTTTTATCCTGAAATCTCTCCACAATATCTTGGCGGTCCTTATCTTTTGTATCACCAAAATAAGAAGCACAGCTCTCTTCTCCAAACTTTTGTTTTAAAGTGTCAGTAATATGGCGAAGATCAAATCGGTAACTCGCCCAGATAATAACTTTACCCTCTGTCTCATCTATAATATTTAATAATTCCTGGAGTCTATTGTTTTTTAAAGCCTGTGTTTCCCCATCATCAAATGTAACATGACCACAGGTAATTTGATGAAGTCTAATCAAAGCTGTCAAAGTAGATAAACTCGTCATTGTTTTCCCTTTCATCTCGGTCATATTAAATCGGCGCATCTCTTCATATGCCTTAACTTGCTCAGGAGTTAAGGAAACAAAGCGCCGTTGATAAACTTTATCCGGAAGATCTAAACAATCTTCTTTTAAAACGCGGTAAGAATGCTGCTCAATGATAGTGTTTAATTCAGGTAAACGTTGAAAGCCAACAACTAGTTGCGTGGACCGTGGTCCAAAATTCACTCTTCGCATAATCGCAAAGCGAGATCGAAACGCCCAGTAGTTCTGGTTTAAAATTTGAGGATCTAAAAATTCTAGTTGTGCATACACATCTAAAGGATTCTTGGTAACAGGAGATCCTGTCATGATACGGCGATACTTGGATATCTTTCCTAACTTTAAAGCATTCTTGGTTCGTGAGGCAGACATCGTTTTAATAGTCGTACTCTCATCAATAGCCATGAGTGTATTATTATTGTGTAAGAATTGTGAAGCATACTTAACCCCTTTAGATCCACTTAAAGCTTCAACATTCATTAAAAGAATACGAAGCTTTCCATTAGGAAGAAGAATATTTTTTAAAGTTTTTTTATCCTGGATCGTCATTTCACTTGGCGCTTTCCATGCAGCTACTACATAAGGAACAACATCGGTCATATGAATAGGGATTTCTCCTCGTTCCCAATTTCTATACACACCTTTGGGAGCAATAATTAAAGCACCTGTTATTTTTCCTCGTAAATAAAGGCCAGCAATTTCATCAATTAACACTTTAGATTTTCCTGTCCCCATCTCCATAAAGTAAGCATACGAGGGCTTATCCCACGATTTCTTTAAAGACTGGAGTTGATGCTCGTAAGGCTTTGTCTTAAAAATATATTCACTCATTAATTATTTTTATTTTATACTTGACTATAAGATAATATGCAAGTATTTATTATATAAAAATATGGGAGTTAAAGATGTCTAAAAAAGTAATTAATTTATTTGAAGAAGAATCGACTAAATCCTTTAATACAATTGACGATGAGGCTTTAGGGCAGCTTGGTAAAGACTTGGAAAGAATGAAATCGGTCCAAGATAAGATTGCTTCAACTAAACAAATGGTAGAAAAAATGGAGGAAGAAGAGCAATTGCTAGCGGATAGCATATCAGATCTTCTT